GTTTTTTAGCATCTAGCTGGAAAGTAAGAAGAGAACCAATAAAGGACAGAGAATCAGTATATGAAGTTTCACCTTGGGCTGGTATAAGAAGACAATTAGATGCTGTATGGGCAAGTGACAAAGAAGAAAGAAGAAGAAAACGTAGAGAATTATCAAATCAAATAGCTGTTGTTGATCCTCGATTCCCTGTTAATACTGCTTATAAATTTATAGATGCAGATATATACATTGGTAATGCTGCTGAGTATGCTGGTTATAGTGCAGAAGATCAAAGATTATCTAATTTTATACAATCAGAAGCAGGTGAAATTATTAAAGATAATATGAGAGATAAAGGTAAAATATTCTTAGGAGTTAAACCTGGCTCTGGTTTTGGTTCAGTAAAACCTGGATCTAGTTTACGTTACATCGAAGGTTAATTATGACTTTAGTAAATGTAAGAGCAGCTTTTGAAAAAGCAGTTACTGATCAGGTAACTGATAATGATCCAACTGTAAAAATGGTTTATGACAATGTGCCATTTAAAGAACCTGGAAAAACTTCTAAGTACATAGTAATGACTATGAACTTTAGTCAATCAACTTTACAAAATCAAGGTGCTGCTTCAGATTATTATGCTGGTGTCATTCAATGTAATATTTATGTGCCAAAAAATAAAGGAACATCAGTTGTTTCTGGTATTTGTGAGCACGTTATAGATGGTTTAACTTCTGTTAATTCTTCTGACTATACAGATACTTTTAGTTGTACTCCAAAAGTTCGTAATATTATTGGTCCAAATATGTTACAAATAGAGGATCGTAGTCATTTTATAGGAATTATTTCTTGCCAATTTACAGCAAATGCCTAATATAAGTATAATATAAATATTATTGAAGACTTACATGGAAGCGATTGAACTTTTAAGAAACAAATTTGGTGTTAGCCAAAAGTATAAATATGAAGTAAAGGATGGAGAAGAAACAATATTAGAAATATATTGGCATCCATTAACTATTGCAGAAAGAGAATCAATTATGGGTAAATCTAAAGGTGATGATGGAAATGAATTTGCATTAAATCTCATGATTGAAAAAGCACTAGATGAAAATGGCAGAAGGTTATTTCAAGATGGTCATAAAGCCTCTCTTAGAAGAGAAATAAATGCAGGTGTTTTGCAAGATATACAAATGGCAATGATGACATCTGGTGATAATTTAAAAGTGGAGGAAGCGAAAGCAGCTTTAAAAAGCAAATAAAGATTGGTATTTAATGTTTTTTCTAGCTAAAGAGTTAGGAATGACAATAAAACAACTTACAGAAAATTTAACTAGAGAAGAATTAATAGCTTGGGTAGGTTTTTTTGAGTTAAAACACGAAGAAGAAGAAAAATATAAAGAACAAGTGCAAAAAAAACAAGCCATCAAACCCAGAAGGCGGTAATATAGAAGTAATTTATTGGGTCGAGTAAATGGCAGCAGAGTACGGAATTAATATTAATGTTAGAACCCAAACTCAACAATTAAAAAATTTACAGCTACAACTAAAAGCTGTAGATAATTTAGCAAAATCAATAAAAGCACAACAGATAGCTCCAGAACTTAAAGGAGGTTCTCCAGAATTACTTAGAAAATTTAAAGATAGAATTGCACAGATAAGAAATGAAGTAATTGTAGCTAATAATGCGTTTGTAAATAATACAAAACAAATTAATAATAATGCAGGTGAAATTAGAGGTTTTTCTGCTGCATTACGAGATGCAAGAGCAAATGTAAAACTATTTAGTGGAGAATATAATGTTTTAACTCAAGGTATTCAGAAGGCAGATTTTACTGCACGATTTAAAGAGTTAAAAGAATTTAGCAGGATTGCAGCAAATCAAGCAGCAAATTTAGGTGGAAATATTCCAATGGCAAGAGGTACTACCTTTGAAGATTTAATGGCATTTAGGCCAACAAATACTAGAGAAGCTATAAATGATTATATAAGTATGTTAAGAGGTCTTGAGGCAAGACTAGATAGAACAAGCGATAGGTTTAGGCAGGTTACTGCAAGAATAAGAGAAATGGAAACTGAATTAAAACAACCAATAATTCCTGGAAAAGCTTATTCAAGAGAAGCTGGTCCTAGACAGGCAATGTTTGGAGAAAACTTTTTCAATAGAACTTTTGGTCAGAATAGACAATTTCAAGAGGGCGGTTTCTTTTTTGAACCTGGTGGTTTTGCTAGTAGAAGAAGAAATGCACTTAGTAGCGGTCTAATTGGTGGAGGTTTTCCTCTCTTATTTGGTCAAGGTATAGGTGCATCTGTTGGTGGTGGTATTGGTGGTATTGCTGGTGGATTTTTAGGTGGTGGATTAGGATTTGGTCTTTCTATTGTTGGTACTCAGTTAGGAAAACAAGTTGATGTTTTAGTACAAGCAACAAAAGCTACAGGTGATGCTTTAGGAGAATTTACAAAGGATTTTAAAGTCTTACAAAAATCTTTAGGTGAAACTGGTACAGCCACTGGTAAGTTTATTGAACTTTTAGCTGAATCCAAAGGTAGCTATGAAGCATTTTTATTTACACAACGAGAGCTTACAAATGTTGTTGGTCAAGAAGGAGTTGATGCTTTACAGAAATTTTCAAATGATTTAAGAAATATTAATAAAAACTTTTCACAGTTCTTCTTAAAACTTCAAAGTGGTTTAGCAAAAATTATTAATAGTGTTGGTATTTTAGATGGTTTATCTTTACCAAATACTGGAGATTTAATAAAAGATTTAAAAGAATTAGGTGAAAATCTATTAGCTGATGAAATAAAAAAAGCACAAGAGATAAGAAATTTACAGATGTTAGGTTTTCAACCTAGATATGAAGAAGGGTTGTTACAAGGACAAATTATTTCTCCCTCAGACGCAAAAGAAAATTTAAGGCTTTTAAAGCAAGAGGGTTCAGATTTACAAGAAAAAGTTATTTTGGAAAAACAAAGAGAATTTTTATTTGACAAGATGACTAAAAATTTGACAAAACAAAAAGAGATTTCTGATCAAATCGGATTTAGAGAAAGAGAGAGAGTAAAATTTACACAAAAAATTGCTGAATTTACTCAGAAATATCAAGATGCTTTAGGAAAACCACCGACTCCAGAAGAAATACAAGCATTTAGAGAATTATTAGATGCACAAAGTGAACTCATTATAGGTGCAAGATTATATAGAGATGAATTAACAAGACTTGATAAAGAAATGTTAGAACTTAATGATACAGCATTTCAATTAGTAAAAGTTTCTCAGGCAATAGCAGAAGGTTTTTCTGATTCATTTAAAGGAATAATAAAAGGAACAATGAGTGTACAAGATGCATTCAGAAATATGTTTATGAAAATAGCAGATCATTTCTTAGATATGGCTGCACAAATGATGGCTGCACAAATATCAAGAGGATTTCTTGGAATGTTTGGAAGTATGTTTGGTGGTGGAGGTGGTGGAGGTAGTTCTTTCTTTGTACCAAGTACACCTCTTGGTAGTGCTGATCCAGATCAATTTTTAGGTGGGCCTAATGCTTTTAAACAAAAAGCAGATGGTGGTCCTGTAAAGAGAGGAAACAGCTATATCGTGGGAGAACGTGGGCCAGAATTATTTACTCCAGGGATTTCTGGAGGCATTACACCAAACCATGCCCTTGGGGGTTCAACAAATATAGTTGTAAATGTAGATGCTTCTGGTTCTTCTGTTGAAGGTGATGAACAACAAGGCAGAGAACTTGGACGGCTTATCTCAGTTGCAGTACAATCTGAATTAATACAGCAGAAAAGACCTGGAGGTTTACTTGCTTAATGGCTACCTTCCCTTCAATTACTCCTAAATACGGACAGCAAAAAAGGTCCGCACCAAGAACTAGAACAGTTCGTTTTGCTGATGGCTATGAACATAGAATATTATTTGGTTTAGCTCAACATCAAAATCCCAAGATTTATAATTTAACTTTTGAAGTATCAGAAACAGATGCAGATACAATAGAAACATTTTTAGATGCCAGAGCAAATGATAGTGACAGTTTTGATTTCACTCCACCAGGAGAAGCTAGTTCGTCTAAATTCGTATGCGAAGCATGGAATAAATCTATTCCTTATTTAAATAGAGCAACAATACAGGCAACATTTAGAGAGGTGTTTGAACCGTGAGTACTGATCCTGTTTTTAGTGAAGTTCAAAAAATCAATCCTTCTGCAATTATTGAACTTTTTACATTACAGTTAGATAACTCTTTACATGGTGCAAATACAATTTATAGATTTCATTCTGGTAGCAATTTAAATGCAAATGGTGAGATAGTCTGGGCTAGTAATGCTTATCAAAGATTTCCCATAGAAGCTACAGGTTTTGCGTATCAAAAAGGACAACTACCTAGACCGAAACTTGTTGTAAGTAATGCTTTAGGAACAATATCTGCAATTCTTCTTACTGTTAATGCAACAACCACAGGTAATGATTTAACAGGTGCTACTGTTACAAGAATAAGAACAATGGCAAGATTTCTTGATGCTGCAAATTTTAGTGGAGGAAGTAATCCATTAGGAACACCAGATCCTACAGCAGAATTTAAACGTCAAATTTACATAATAGATCGCAAGTCCGCAGAGAATAGAGATATTGTAGAATTTGAATTAGCAGGAGCTATTGATATGGCTGGAGTTAGAGCCCCCAAACGTCAATGCACCCGTGCTTTATTTCCTAGCATTGGTACGTTTAATCAATGAATTGGAAAGATAACGCATTGGTTCATGCGAAAGACCAAGATCCTAAAGAAGCTGTAGGACTCTTATTAAATGTAAAAGGCAAAGAAAGATACTATCCTTGTGAAAATTTAGCTGTAACTAATCATCAAGAATTTATTTTAAATCCAGAAGATTATGTAAAAGCAGATAATTTAGGTGAAATTATTGCTATTGTTCATAGTCATCCAGTAACTCCACCTACTCCTAGCCAAGCTGACCGTATAAGTTGTGAGCATAGTAATCTACCGTGGTATATTGTTAATCCAAAAACAGAACAATGGGGGTATCTAGAACCATGTGGTTATGAAGCTCCAATATTGGGTCGTCAATGGGTTTGGGGTATAACTGATTGTTGGAGTTTAGTAAGAGATTGGTATAAAAAAGAAAAACAAATAATATTAAGAGATTGGACTAGACCTATAACTCCAGAGGAATTTTTACAAGATCCTATGTTTGAGAGATGTGCGTGGAGGACAGGTTTTAGAGAATTAAGACGTAATGAAAAACTAGAAAATGGTGATTTATTGTTTATGTCTATTTTAGGAAATGGTTTAAATCATGTAGCAATTTTTCTAGACGGAGATGTTTTACATCATTTAGCAGATAGACTATCTTGTAAAGAGCCATACTCTGAGTGGTTGTTAAAATGTACTGGCAAGAGGTATCGCTATGCTCAGAAAAGTTAAACTTTATGGAGAACTAGCTGACTTTGTAGGTCATAAAGAATTAGAGGCTGTGATAAATTCTACTGCTGATGCTATACGTTTTCTTGTTAGTAACTTTCCAAAGTTAGAAACACATATGGCAGATAGGTATTATAAAGTGCTTGTTGATGATTATGAAATAGGAGAAGAAGATATACATAATCCAATAGGACAATCAGATATAAGTATTGTGCCTGTAATTAGTGGTGCTGGTGGAGGTTTAGGTAAAACTTTATTAGGAGTAGCAATGATTGGACTAGCATTTGCAATGCCTGGTGCAGTATTTGGTGGCACAGGATTTTCAGCAGCAGCAGGTTTTAGTGGATTCCAAGCAGCAGTAGGTAATTTAGGTATTGCTTTAACATTAATGGGTGTAAGTGAAATGTTATTCCCTTTACCCAAGCCACCAGATTTTAGTAACGAAGAAGATCCAAGAATATCATTTAGTTTTTCTGGTATTCAAAATACGTCTAGGGCTGGCACTTCCCATCCAATAGTTTATGGTGAAATAGTAACAGGATCAGTTGTTATCTCAGCAGGTATTGACACTAATCAGGTATCAGCATGACAAATAAAATTATTAAAGGTAGTATGGGCGGTGGTGCAACAGCTAGAAAAGCACCAACGAGAGCACCTGATACTTTAAATAGTAGACAGTTTGCTACGATCCAAGATTTATTATCCGAAGGAGAGATAGAAGGTTTTGCTACTCCTTCTAAAGCTGGAATTAGTAAAGGTGATGCAGCTTATAATAAGGCAGCATTAAAAGATGTATTTTTTAATGATACTCCTGTTTTAAATGCAAATGCTAGTAATACTAATCCTGGTACAGCAGATTTTAATTTTCAAGATGTAGAATTTACACCTCGTTTTGGTACTTCAAGTCAAGATCATATTCCAGGAATTGAAAGCAGTCAATCAACTACAAATGTAGGTGTTACAGTAACAAGTTCCACATCTGTAACTCGTCAAATAACTAATACAAATGTAGATGCTGCAAAGGTAACGATAACATTTCCGCAGATACAAAAAATAACTGACAATGGAGATGTTTTGGGATCTTCCGTTGAATTAAAAATACAGGTTCAATATAATAGTGGTGGTTTTAGTGATGTTATATCAGATACGGTCACAGGTAGAACTGCTGATGCGTACCAAAAAGAATATCGTATTAATATTACTGGTTCGTTTCCTGTTGACATTAGGGTTGTAAGAGTCACAGCAGACAGTAGTTCTTCAGAACTTGTAGATGCTTTTGCGTGGACAAGTTTAGGAGAAATTGTTGATGATAAACAAGCTTATTTAAATAGTGCTTATACAAATTTAAGAATAGACTCTGCACAGTTTAGTTCTGTTCCTACGAGAGCTTTTCGTATTCGTGGTGTAAAGGTAAGAATCCCAGGGGCAGGAGCATCAAATTCTGGTACGCCTAC